AAATTGAGGAAGAAGAAGAGGAGTACTTTTCTACGAATATGAGTAAATTAGATTTTGAGATTCAAGGAGAGAGAAGGGTGCGGCCGACTAGACTGGAAGACATCGCGGGGTCAAATCCAAACAGTATAGACGACGGCTATCAGAGGGAGGTAGACTCAAGCTATTCAAAAGAAACTATTGCGCAAGATTTTCTAAGAGACGCTGGGTCATCCCGCTTTAACGATGCCCAAACGTAAACCTCAGTTTGAAGACTTTATAGAACAGATAGATGTCGAAATAAAAAAAAGAAAGTCTAAGTGGAACTTGACGGCTCTTGCTTGGATGGATTTCGACGATGTCTCGCAGATTCTAAGAATTCACATTTTTAGAAAATGGCATCTTTATGACCCTAAGAAACCTCTTAATCCTTGGATCAATAGGATTATATCCAATCAAATAAAAAATCTGATACGTAACAATTACGGCAATTATTGTCGTCCATGTTTGAAATGCGCGGCGGCTGAGTCTGGGGATCTGTGTTACATCTACGGCAAGCAATCCGAAGCTTGTCCACTATTTGCGAATTGGGTGAGGACTAGAAAGCAAGCTTATGACGCCAAACTTCCAGTATCCATAAATGATCATGAATACGAAATAAATTCAGCCGAATATAGCGACATAGATATAATATCGCTCATGAATAAACTGAATACAAAAATGAAAGAAATTTTAAAACCTGCGGAATGGAAAATATACAAAGCTTTGTACATAGACAATCTTTCAGAGGAAAAAGCTGCCACTTTAATGGGTTATAAGACTAATGAGAAAAATAGAGTCCCGGGGTATAAACAAATCAAAAACGTCAAGAAGGCTATAATACAAAAAGTAAAAAAAATAATACATAGCGGCGAGGTTGAAATAATATGAAGTCTAAAAATATAGATCTTAACGAAGACCAGCAGTTGGCCATTTTAGAAGAGTGGAATAAAAGGACTGATGACCCTCCTTATATTAAGGAATTAATAAAACTTGTATTTCCCGATATACCAGAGGATATGGTAGACGGTCGATCTAAATACGGAAGAGCGGTAAAAAAGTTTTTAGCTGAAAAGAGTTTAAGCGCAAAAGTCTCTCACAAGTATTACCCAAAAGAAAAAGTCGAACTGACAGAAGACCAAAAAGAATTTATAGATAATAATTGTAGCGCTATGAAGCCTATGGATATGGCGCGTTTAATTTTTGAAGATAATAAAATAGCAGCTTTAGATTTAAGGTACAAGGTAGTCGCGGAATATATTAACGAGCTTCCTAATCAAATTAAGTACTCAGACACTAATGACGAAGTTCCTGTAGAGGGAGGATACGCTCCCCCTAAATCAGAATCAAGAGCGATAGTAAGGGTTAATAAATACGTACATAACGGCATAGATAAAGAAAAAATAAGCCCCAAAATAAAAAAAAGCATGAGCACTTTGATTGCTTACATGCACACGTTCAGGTTCTTACATCAGATTAGTACCTATGCAATAGAAACAGATCGTGAATTATTTGAAAGCAGCTTCGTTAGATATACTTGGGACAAGCCAGATCTAACACAGGAAGAGGTAGACCAATATATTGTTTTATCGGCGGAAGTAGTAATAGCTTCAAATATCCAACGCAGGGTAGAAAGATTACAAACCTTACTGGATCAAAACGCAGAAGACACCGAAGGGCGAAGAATGGCTATGAGTTTAGTTGAAGCCATAAATACAGCACAGACTGAGTACAACCAGTGTGTTAATAGACAAACTAAACTTCTTAACGAGCTTAAAGAAAAAAGAAGCCAAAGGATGAGTAAGGTCCTTCAAGAGTCTGCTTCAATTTTGAACCTTGTAGAACTTTGGAAAGATGAAGAGTCTAGGAATAAAATGATAAAGATCGCTGAGATACGCAAGAAAAATATATCTTCAGAAATTGAAAGGCTAAGTTCTATGGAGGATATAAAATCCCGTATCATGGGCATCAGCGAAGAAGAAGTTTTAAATGGTTAAGTGTCAAGAATGTGGAAAAGAATTTGAAAAAGATAAAGGTCTTCATCTTCATCTGAAGGCTCATAAATTGTCTATCGCTGACTATTACCATAAGCATTACCCAAGGAAAGATTTACATACAGGGCATTTAATAAAATTTAAAAATAAAGATCAGTACTTTGCTTCCGATTTTAACAGCAAAGGAAATTTGAAGAACTGGTTGAAAAGAATTCCTATAGAAAAGGCTCAGGAATATTGTAGAGATATCCTTGAGAAAAGAAAAACTGAAAAAAATTTAAAATACGCTCCCACCCAAGTTGAGCTTAGGACCCTTCCTATACCTCCTATATCTTACTATGAAGTTATTTTTGACAGCTATTATAAGCTTTGCGAACAAATAGGCTATAAGAATAAATTTAAAAATATCCCTATCAAAAAAGAGTACGAAGAGACTTTTTCAAATGAGCATTTAATTTATATAGACTCTCGGGAGCAGAACCCATTGAAGATAAATGATTTTCCAACCGAAGTAAAAGGTTTGAAGTTTGGAGACTATTGTTTAAACGATAAGGAAAAAACTCACAATACATATATTGAGAGAAAATCTGTTCCTGACTTGATAGGTACTTTAAGCTCCGGCTTAGAAAGATTTAAAAATGAAATAAATAGAGCTGCAGAAGAAAATGCTTATATGGTAATATTAGTAGAAAGAAAGCTTGATGAGTGCCTAGCTTTCAACAGACTTCCTTATGTTTACAAGAAGAATACTAGAGTGACTCCTGATTTTATTTTTCATAACGTAAGGGATTTGATCCAAGAGTTTCCTCATATACAGTTTCTCTTTGTTAATGGTAGAAAAGAGTGCGTAAGGATCATAAAAAAACTTTTATTGTCAGACGTCTTGAAAGATAAATTTGATTTACAGCTAGCTTACGATTTAAAACTATTATGAGAGGTAGAATTATTTTAACTTACGAACAAGCTTTAATTATTTTATTTTTAATAATTCTTATAGCTTATTTAGACTAATGTGGTACTGCCCAGAAAAATACTCAAAACCTATTCCGAATTTAAATCAAGAATTACTTGATTTAAAAGGAGAGCTTCCAGATCGACAAGCTAAGATCACTCTAGCTAAATTCATGCGGGCTAATTTGGGATTTACTACCGAGCTTCTTTCCGGAATTAAACTCGCCCTCTATCAAGAGATAACACTAAAAGCTTTTTTCAATCGTAACTTTAGCATGTGCGTATGGGGACGTGGATGTGGTAAGAGTTTTATCGCGGCTGTATATTGCTTCTTGCAATGTATTTTTGAGCCTAGAACTAAGATACTAATTGCTGGACCTACTTTTCGTACCGCTAGATTCATATTTAACAACTTGGAAAAAATAGTTGAATCGAAAGAGGCGCAAATGTTAGCTCATGCTTTTGGAGCTAAATCTAAACGTAACGATCAGTTTGAGTGGAAAATAAATGAAGGTACAATTACAGCAATCCCTCTTAGCGGAGAAAAAATTCGTGGTTTCCGTGCCAACATCCTAGTTCTTGATGAGTTCTTACTACTACCTGAGGAAACTATCAAAACAGTACTTATGCCCTTTTTGGTTGCCCCTCAAGATATGGCTGAACGTATCAAGATACGAGAAATGGAGGATGAGTTAATAAAAAAAGGAGACATGAAAGAAGAGGATAGGGTTCAATTTCAGAATAACTCTAAGATGATAGCTTTATCTTCTGCCAGTTTTAGTTTTGAGAACCTGTATAAAACATACAAGGAATGGATGAATAATATCTACTCTGAAGATATACAACAGTCTAATTACTTTATATCTCAGATGGCTTTTGATTCTATCCCTTCTGATATGATTGATAGCACAGTTATTGAGGAGGCGCAGTCTGGAGGGTCGTCAAATTCATCTTTTCAAAGAGAGTATTGCGCCCAGTTCACTGATGGCAGTGATAGTTATTTTAGTGCGAAGAAAATGCATGACTGCACTATTCCGGACGGAGAGAAACAGCATACTTTAATAAAAGGAGACCCCGAAAAAAAATATATTTTAGCAATCGATCCGAGCTTTAGTAACAGCCCAAGTTCGGATTATTTTGCTATGTCTGTTTTGGAGCTAGATGAAGAAAAAGGTAATGAGTCTACGTTAGTTCATGCTTATGCTGTAGCAGGCGGCGACTTAAAAGACCATATAAAATATCTTTTTTACTTAATGACCAGCTTTAAAATAGAGTTATTAATCATAGATAATGCTGGATATCAATTCATAGATAGCGCAAACGAGTCAGAGCTTTTTAGAGAGGCTAAAATAAATTTAAAGTTTTTTGATTTTAACAGCGACAAGACTGGAAACGATTATCAGCAAATGCTCATGAAGGCTAAAAGCCAATATAATGTGAAAGAGAACGTTATTTGTTTCAAGCAGTTGTTTTCAAGTACTTTTCTTCGCGAGGCTAATGAGTATCTTCAGGCCTCTATAGACCATAAAAGGATTTGGTTTGCTTCACGCACCGCGGCTTGCGGTAGCTTCTTTGACAAAGCTTCAGCTCAAGCTGTCCCTGTCAAGCTAATGCCTTACGAAAATAAGGGGGACTTGATTGAGTTCCAAGATGACATAGTTTATCAGACTAAAAAGCAGTGTGCGTTAGTAGAAGTCAAAACCACGGCCAAAGGAGTTCAGACCTTTGATCTTCCTCAGCACTTAAAAAGAAGCACCTCTGCTAACCGAGCTAGAAAGGATAATTATACTACTTTAATGTTAGGAAACTGGGCGGTTAAGGCTTATAATGATCTTAAAAATACCCAAGTTGAACAAATTAATCACACTTTTACTCCCAGAATGCTAGGTTAAGTGTAAATTTAAAGTAAATTATGGCTGTAAGGAAGAAAACGGAACAAGGTGCGGAACCACTGATGGCAATGCATGAAGCAAAAGCCTCTCAGACAGGTCGACGCAGAAACGCTGCTGCCGATATCCCGCGGACAGATAGATTCAGGAATATCGATAACGGCATGATTCCGTTCAAATATTCCCATGGAGTCAGTAATAACTCTAATATCGATGTTCGAGATACAATTATTCTGTGTCAAAAGGCTTATTACAATTTCTCTGTATTCAGAAATACTATAGATCTAATGACAGAATTCTCTATCAGTGATCTTTATTATACGGGAGGCAGCAGGAAGTCGAGAGAGTTCTTTGACACTTTATTTAAAAAGATAAACATTGACGATCTTCAGAGTAGATTCTTTAGAGAGTACTACAGATCAGGAAATGTATTCATGCATAGGTTTGATGCGAAAATGGAAAAGTCTGACGCATTTAAAATAAACCAAACTTTTGGCCTGAGTCAAGCCTCAGAAGAGTTGCAGATACCTTCTAAGTATATTATTCTTAACCCCTCTGACATACAGCTTCAAGGAAGCATTTCTTTCAGTACAGGAGTTTATTATAAAGTTGTGACTGATTACGAACTGCAGCTTCTAAGACATCCTCAAACAGAGGAGCAGCAAGAAGTGTTTGACAGTTTACCTCAGCAAACGAAAGACTTAATAAATGA